TGGAGCTGGCGTGCCTGTTAATCCGACTACACGTTGTACCTTAGGACGTATCATTCGCAGGGCCTTAAAACGAATAGCTTTAGGGGATTTGAAACTTGATAATTCGTCAAGGACTAACATATCAAAAGGAAATGCTCCCCCGTAATACCCAACCAACCAAGCCGCGTTTTCCCGATTCGTTATATATATGTCCGCTTTCTTACGGAGAGCTTCTTTTCTTTCTCGTTCGCTGCCTAAAACAACAGAGGTTGTAAGGTGCTTTACGTGTTCCCATTTATTTATTTCCTCAACCCATGTTGACTCAGCGACTCTTTTAGGGGCAATTATAAGAGCCTTAGTTATTTCAAAATCTTCGTACATTAATTTATTGATGGCGGTTAGAGTGATAATACTTTTACCCAAGCCCATGTCTAAGAAAAGGCCACAATAGGGATTGTTTATTACGTGATCCACCGCAAATTTTTGATATATATGTAAATTGCTCTCGTTCATTTTTGTATCTCGTTTAACACATATCTTAAACTATCTTCACAGCTCACTACAAAAACCGAGAACCCTAAATTTCGTAATAGCGGAATAACTACTTTTTGCCTTCCGGACAATTTCCCGTCAAGGCTTTTAAGTTCCACAAAGAAAATTTTTCCTCCGGGCATTAGAACCATTCTGTCCGGCATTCCCGTGAAATAAGGAGAGTGGAACTTCAATGCCAATCCTCCTAAGGACTTTACCTTTTCCCTTAATCTTCGCTCTATTGTTTTTTCGTTCATAATCTTCTATATACCCTCTGGTTACCATAAATACTGAGTCTTACCGGAAATTTTGACAATGTCCAGTCCTTCATGTTTTTCATAATATTGTGTATTTCTTTAGTATTGTACTTGGTCATTTCGGTATAGGGTTTTCCGAAAAACTCACACCATATTTCAGCTACACAGATCCGTTCCCGTTTTGTGACTCCTTTCTCGGATAGAGCGTCTCCCTGTATGAAACTTCGGCGAGAGTATGCATCCATCTCATTCCATTTTTCGGGAAGAAGTATAGCCAAATATTCTTGGATCAACCCTATCCTTTCATCCGTTTCACTATGTTCTAACTGCGTTTGGTAGGCTTGCGCTTCCAAGTCCTTATCCAAGTACCGGGATTCTTTTTTATTATACAACTCGACTGCTTCCGCCCAGATCTGATCTATCTCGTAATCGTTCAGATCGTCAAAGACATTTTTGGCGGGTTCTATTTCTCCGGCATCTACCGGCCAGAATCGCCGGTTACCTGTAGGATCACGCAAAAACTCCTTATCGTTGGTTGTACCGAAGAATACACACTGGCGCGGAAAATTTTCTATCCGTCGTCCATACGCTACCCGATAACGGTCTTCCTGTTTGGAGATAAAATGTTTAATCGTCTCCATTTCCGCTTTTTTCAATCCCGCCAATTCTCCCATCTCAATAAGCCAAACCCCTTGTATTTGTTCATAGGCTTCTTTCCCTTGCACTGTTCCAAAGCTGTCGGAGTACCAGTTTTTTCCAAGCTTTTTCAGCAGGGTACTTTTACCGATCCCCTGTTTGCCTACGATAACAAGCACGTAGTCGAATTTTATACCCGGCTGAAAGATACGGGCAACAGCCGCTACAAGTGTCTTCCGAGTTACTGCGCGTACATAGGGAGTGTCTTCCGCTCCCAGATAATCCACAAGGATAGTATCAATCCGACTCTCCCCGTCCCAAACTACGGCTTTTAAATACTCCTTGACCGGATGGAAAGAGTTCTTTTCCACGGTCAAATCCAATCCGTCTTTTATTTTTTGTACTCCCGTGATTCCATAAGTGGCTTCTAAATAATCTCGCAACCCCGCATCATCCACGTCGGATAAATAGCAGGTAACACTATTTATTTTTCGCCAAGGCAGATCCCTTTTAGATATTTCTCTTTTTTCAAAATTATTCTTCGCGAAAGAGTCTTTAACCGCCGGATCGTTATCAAGTATTAATTTTATGTTAGCAATAGTAGAGTGATAGTTTCCTTTGGTATCTATACCCATTTTCTCAAGCCAAGTTGTGTCCACTTCTTCTTCATAGAGTTCGGCAAATTCTTCTTTCGCTCCTTGAAGGCGCTCAATTCCGATTTGTTTGCGGACATTCTTATCTGCGCTTGCAAGAGATTGCATCGCTGTATAAGACGGCAATTTATTAACCGGCGTTCCTTCCTTTGAGTCTTCGTCTTTAAGTCCGAACAAATGCAGCCGAACTAAATCAAAGGCATTACACAATTTAAGCGAAGTTGGATCGGTGCCATGATGGGAGAAAGAATATTTATCATCATAGATAACCAATCCCGCTGCGGTACTGCCCTCTTTGTAAGTGTATCGGTTCTCTACGTCACATTCAATATAAACATCGCTCAAAAAGACCTCTATGGCTTCGTGAATGTTGTATGTGCGGCAAAAGACTCCTATTATGCCCGGTTTTTCCAAAGGGTCTCCTTGTTTTTTTATCTCCCGACGAATTATTTTTCCAGCCCTATCACTGACAGGCCACTCACTGGCATCTTGCCAATTCTTATAGGAGTCGAGTATCTCATTAGCCGACATCCACAGTCCGTCCTGATACTCGAATACATATTCTCCATCTTTGGCTGTGGATGGCCAATACATGAGCCGTTCAGGCTGAAACGTTGTGTCGTCGAAATTATCTATTCCAAGTGATCCGGCTATCCGGCGACTTATCGCTACGTATTCGTCTCCACTAACCGGACGATCCAAAGGGATAAGTAACCGCAATCTCGGATTCTCCGACTTATGTTTATGCGTTGAATACAGAGCAATAGCATTGTTGTATAAAAGAATGCAGTCCTCCCAGATATTATCTTTCGAGAAATCAATATCAAGCGTGATAAGTTGCCGGTGTAAAATATTTTCAGCTTTACGCCGACCGTTGTTTACATAGCCCCCTACAAATCCTCCGATATCCTTAATTTCGTCCTGACGTGTCTTCTTCGCAGCCATATACTCGCTATACTTCTCCGCTGTATAATGTGTTTTACTGATCTTCTTTAGAAAATCAGACCAACGTATCTCAGTATTATGCCAATGAGTTTCTCTACGGCTTTTGCCGGTAGCGATATCGAAAGTTCCGTCGTGCTTGATAGAGGTCATATATTAATATCTAAAAACCTTTTTATGTACATTACTTACTTTACCTGTATGTTTTTCTCCAGTTTTCTCTGCTTTTATATTTTTACCTAAAGAAGTTACTCTGTACCCACTTCTTTTTAAGTGATTTATTTTCCATGCGTTATTCATGCCGCTCTTGCTAAATATTTTGAAATAGCCTGTGCAATTGCTTCCGCTATCACCCGGCTTTGTGTGCACTCTACCGCATTGCCGATAAACTTCTTTCTCTCGGCAAGAGTACCTTTCAGTATGTAATGGTCGCCAAATCCCATGATTCGCAATAACTCATCCACTCGAAGCATACGCATCTTAATGTCTGTGATGCCATACAGAGCCATGAACTCTTTTATCTCTTTTGTCTTAGGAGAATCCGTATCATATATCTCGTAAATAACAGTGTTACCTACAATCTTTACGAAAGAGGGCAAATCGCTCAAATCGGATGAAGTAGTTACTATGCCGGGAGGACGTTTATCCATCCGGGCAATAAGTGTAAAGCAGGGCCTATCAATACCCCATCCTACCGAATCGAATTGTGGATTTACCAGATAGTGGTGTTTCCTATTTGCCGTGATAACAGGGGCGGGAGAATCTAAACTACTTCCTATATTACTAAAATTAGTATTCATCAACCAATCACATCCCACCACATTATATTTCGGATTTGCCGTTAATGATCCTATCGGAGCTTCAACGGAAGCAGCTTTGCTTTGTCCGTATTGTTGATCGATAAACCGGCACTTGATCAAATTCTGTTTTGGCACAGTAGATATAACTGGACACGGATTCTCTATACTTCCTGTCTTTCCTCCTCCGGAATAAGAGTTTACCAGAAATTGAGGGTTTACTACCGCAAACCTGTCTTTAGTTAGCAAAGTGGGACATGGTGCATCTGTGCTTTTTGCTTCATCTTTGAAGTTATAGGAACAAAGGAACACTGGTTTTACCAAAGCACATCTGTCTTTTGTTGTTAGCGTCGGAGATGGATCGTTTACAGAGTGATTATGCCCGTTCCCGTAATAAGCAGACAGAAAATCACATTGTACAAGAGCATGGCAATCTTTAGTTTTTATCGTATGCGCGGGTCCTTCTATACTGATATTCTTGTGTTCCGGCTTGCCTCCGTAGTATTTTGAGAGGAACTTTGCCTGAAATATCCCTAATCGATTCTGACAGCTTACAACCGGGCAAGGTTCATCAACGCTCGGAGGGTTATGTTTTCCCGTACAACCGTTTACAGAGTTATATTTTAACATCCATTTATCCTTACCCCCTGCAACAAACTTTATCAGACCGGATTCCACACGATCCAAAGTGTTTTCCACAAGAGGTTCTTTCCTGCCGAAAATACTGGTACCCTCATCGGAAAAGTCCAACACATCTTTTACCGCGTTCCATTTCTTTTTACCTCCTTTTCCATCTTTGGAGTGAGTCTCTTCAGGAAAAGCGATGAAATCTGCTTCTTTGCTGAAAAAACCGAAATATCGGGTACGGGATGTGAAAGCTCCGTAATTGGCAGCATTCAGTTTGTCGAAATCATATTGGTATCCATAAGACTGAATCTTCCTAATCCAGGCATTATAATATTCTCCTTTCCGTTCAGGGATAGGAACGTGTATGATCTTTACGTTTCCTTTTCTGTCTTTTTTGGTCTTCTCCATCAACGGTCCCCAATCAAGGAACTCTGTTACATTCTCTACTCCAATGATGTCCGGATTAAGAATCTCGATATACTTATAAGCATGCTCCGGCAGACTTCTACTATCGGCATCCCTGCTTTCTCCTCCTTTTGCTTTGCTATGGTGTGTGCATTCGGCACTCATCCAGAACATTACCTTTGCGTCAGGGCAAGCCTGTTTTGCCTGTTCAAGGATATACAACAGCTTCTTGGGATCCAAAGAACGGAAATCTTCTACGAAATGATAGGTTTCCGGATGGTTACATGCGTGGCTTTCTATCGCCTTCGCATCGTGGTTAATGCCGATAACGACACTTACACAGTACTCACCATTCAGTTTAGCCCGATGGAAGCCTTCTGTTACACCTCCAGCTCCGCAAAAAGAATCAATCACTATAAGTTTTATTGGGGATGCCATTATTTATCCTCTAATTGAACTTTTAATCGTTGAACTTCTCTTTCAGCATACCACTTCGCCTTTTCAAGGTCTTCGATCTGTTTTTCAAGATTCGATTTTCCCTCTTCCAATTTGATGCCGGCACGCCAAAGGTATTTGATAGCATTTCCTACATTGAAATTATAGTGTTCAGTAACCTGTATGCATTCTACGCCGGAGGGGTGAGAAGTGTAATGTTTCGGATGGTTTACGTTATCGTTCATAGTTAATATCGTTAAAAATTACGGGAATAGTCTTTTTTAATTCATCGAGCAACGGACACATTAATTCTCGCATTTGGGGATGTGCTGCTTTTGAAGTGCGTTGTTTGAAAATCAATCGCCACTCCCGGAGATTAGCCGTTACAACTATTTCTGTCTTTAAGGAATTTGGAAGAACGGAGCGAGCTTGCTGAGGAGTCCATCCAAGTTGCAATAATTCTAAATATGATTTTTCACACACCGACATTGCTCTTTTCCAAACTATTTCGTCGTCAGAAGGGCAGTCATCTCCATTTTCCGTTAATAAGGAAGGAATAATAAACGTGATACCGTCTTCTTTCTTGCCATAGTTACAATACCGTGTGCTCTCTTGAGAAAAAGAAGCAATCCGATGTCTTACAATCTCGTGGGAAACTCCACGATCACAAACGAATAGAATGCTTATCTTTTCGTGCTCCAGAACACTTTCATGTCCTTTGTCTATCAGCATTTGTACAAATTTTTCTGCCGAATCGTCTGTAATCTTATCTTCACTCTTGTAGCAGGTACGCCCTGCTCTCTCTATGCTTTTCAGCATAGAAATACCATCGACAATTGATAGTATTTCAAAATAGGGATTAATTAATTTCATATGCTAATACAGTATTTAATAAATTCTTTGAATCACAGTATTTTGCCCAGCCAAGCCAGGAACAAATATTTTGCTTATACACTTTTAGATCAAGTTTTTTATTACTTAATTTTGCTACTTTTCGACAAAAGTTCTTTTTGATAAACTTCCGCATACGTGTATGAGTCTGACGAAACACATATCCAACAAAGTCAATGCCCCTGACTTCAATCGGAAAGACTTGATAATTTTTCTTCAGTTCGAGTTTCAATTCATCTCTCAAATACTTTTCAATCTCACTTCTCAATTCGTGTAAATAGGATTTATCTCCGCTAAGAATTACCAAATCATCTGCATAACGATAGTAGTATTTAACCCGCAAATGCTCTTTAATCCAATGATCAAAGTATGTTAAATAAAGATTCGACAGGAATTGAGACAAGTAATTGCCGATGGGTAAGCCCGGAGCTGATTCGATTATATGCCCCAATAGACTGAGCAGCTTTACGTCCTTAATCTTTTTCCGTATTATCGTCTTCATAATATCGTGATCGATAGAGGGATAAAACTTTCTTACATCCATTTTCAAGCAATATTTAGTATTGTCCGCATCCTTAAGTTCCTGTTTTAACCTCTTTACAACTCCGTGAATACCCCGACCTTTTACACAAGCATACGATTGGGAAATAAAGAGAGAAGTCCATATCGGTTCCAAAATATTCATAATCGCATGTTGAACGACTCGATCATAAAATGGCAAGCGGTATATTATTCTTTCTTTTGGCTCATATATTTTGAAAACCTGATACTCAGGGAGTCGATAAGTCTCTTGAAGTAAATCTGTTTGAATTTTCTTTATATTCTCTTCTAAATTTCTTTCAAACAAAATTACTCCCTGAGACTTACGTTTTCCCATTCGCGCCTTTTTATAGGCAACTTGTATGTTGCCTGCTTCACAAATACTATTATATAGATTTCCTATTCGCTTCATCGCCTTTACTTCATATCAGGATCTTCGGATTTTAACCTACCAATCCCTTTTTGAAAATTTATTTTTTACCAAGAGGTAAGGCTTTTGTTTGATTTCTTAAGTATAGGTGGGAGCTGCTGCCAGCATTGGCGTTCTCATGGTCATAGTTCGAGTCGTTGAACCGGAAGTCGGACGGAAGAACAGAAACAAACAGCCTGTGATATTTTATTTTAATTGGACTTTTTCCCAGACACCAAGAAAAGTCTTTCCGATATGGTCAGATGCCTCTTCGGTTAAAACGCGAAGGCGGGAGCCGCCGCCAGCAGAGGCGTACCCATGGTCAAAGTCCGAGCCGCCGAACCGGAAGCCGGACGGATTCATGTAGAACCATGGGTACCATTTTCTTTGGCTACCATCTGCCCAGTCGATCTCTCCTGATCCGTTTTCACGTTCGATCTTACGAGCGGCTTCAACAATAACTTTAGCATCGTAACTAGCTTCTTCGTGTTCCTGCATACTCTCCGGATACATGGAAAAATCCAATTTAGGTAGTCCGGTTTCTTCATAAGCTTGTTCAATAGAGTTTAATCTCTCTTCAAGTTGTACTTTTAATGTTTTCATAACTTTGTTTTTTTTTAATCTTTTTTATAATAATGTGTTACATATCCGTCTGCTCTAAGGGGAAGTCCTTTGGCCCAAGAAACAGGCTGTCCCATAATTTCACATACTTCGTTCAAGCAATCTTTATTTTGATCTATTTCAATAATTACTTCATCATGGACATGACAAACGATTTTGAATCCTGCTTTCTCTAAGTTAAGCATAGAATAAGCAAGGCAATCTCTGGCAACTGCCTGTACAATATTTTCAACTAACTTACCTCCGTACGTCTCTAATAGCATCCACTGTTTGGTTGTTTGATTCATACCTTCATACTGTATGCTATTTCCTCCAAATCGATTGGTTCCGATTCTCGGACGTAAATAAGATAGTTTCCGCCCGGATGGTAAAATGATAAAGAGTATCCCGCTTTCATATTCAAATCGGATCCCGTGCCGGACAGAAATAGAACTCTTATTCTCAATCGCTTTCATAGCGGCATCTTCCACTTCACTCCAGAAACTAACTATCGCTTTGTTGGCATTTCTCCAAGCAATAACTAAAGGTTTAAGTTCTGTGTCCGACAGTCCCATTTTCAAGGCTCCCATCGTTTCCAAAGCTCCGGTTGATCCCCCATATCCAAGTGCCAATTCCGCAATTTTCCCCTTTTGTCGTAATGGGCTTCCTTTTGTTATCTCCTCTATCGGGACTTTGAACATGGCCGAAGCAGAGGCCTCGTATATTTTACCATGAGTATTAAAAACCTCAAGCCGCCATTTTTCATCCGCAAGCCACGCTATCACACGGGCTTCGATGGCTGAAAAATCGGCGACTACGAAGGTGTGCCCTTCTTCTGCTACAAAAGCGGTTCTAATAAGTTGAGAAAGCGTATCCGGGACATTGCCGAATAACATCTCGAGCATTTCAAGGTCGTTCTCCCTGACTAAGGTTCGAGCGAGATCAAGATCAAGAAGATGATTTTGTGGTAAATTTTGGACTTGTACTAAACGACCCGCCCATCTTCCTGTTCTATTTGCCCCGTAAAATTGAAGCAATCCGCGAACACGGTTGTCCCGGCAAACCGCATTTGTCATGGCTTCGTATTTCTTTACCGAAGTTTTTGCCATTTCCTGGCGGATCCGTAATATATCCGCTACGTTCTTATCCGAAGTGCTTTTTAAGATTTCCGGGATTGATTCTTTTGAGAGGGAATCTACCTCTATTCCGGTTTCTTCAGTAATCCATTGTTTTAGTTGAGACACGCTATTCACGTTGTCAAGAGATGTTATATCGGTTGCTAAAGTGCTTAATTTTGTGGTATGGATACTGTCTATCTCTATCGCATTATGCACCATACCCATATCAAGTTGAATGCCTCTGTCATTTATTATCTGATCAAGTACATACAGTTTTTTTTCCTCATCCGATATGGTGAAAAATGAAATCTTATGACGAATATCTTTTTCGACTTTAACGTCCCGGATACAATACTCCATAAATAACTTCCATTTTTCAAGGTCATGTTCCGGAAGATTGCGGTTTCGCTCTCCATTTGCTTTTGTAGGTTTGCAAGGAACAGAGAAGTAGCGAATCAGGGCTTTGCCTATTTGCATTTTTTCTTGTTCCAACTTTAATACTTTGGCCGCAGCCCCGAGCGCCAAAGGAAGTCCTAACATTGCCGACTTTATCATAGTACATTCCCATTGCTCTATCGGGAGTTCTACTCCAAAATATCGGCTTATACATATCCTTTCAAAATTTGCATTCCAAGCGGTTTTAATAACATTCGGATTTGTCAGCGACGCCAGTACAACTTCAGGGAGTTTCTCTCCGCTTGCTAAATCTACACAAGTTATAGGTCCGTTGCAGAAGGAGTATGCAAATAACAATATTTCAAACTCCGGATGTTCCACATAAGGATAGACCCCTGATTTGGTCAAATCAACAGGGCTATAAGTTTCTATGTCTATGGCTAATGTTTTCACCATAGCAGATCGAAATGATAGGTATTCTCAGCAAAATATTCTGAGTGGGTAATAATAATTGTACAAGATTCGGATTGTAACATGAGAGGAACATAGGTCAATACCTGCTCTTTTTCTGCCCGTGCGTATATTTTAGGAGTCTCGCCGATAAGAGAGAAAAGTTTGAAAGCCTGCCCGAGTAACTCCACGCTGACAACTAAAGGGGAGGGTTCTCCAAAATCATTAATCCCCTCCAATAGGGTAATCTGGAAAAGTTCATCGGGGATTTCCAGTAGGCATTTTTCTAAAATACCAACTCTTTCTTGAGATGTTTCATAGATATTTATTACCGAATTCATTAGTGAAACAACAGAGGCATAAGAAGGGTAGACTTCCTCAATTATAGCCCCTTTTCGATCTATTATTTTACCTTCGTATTCGGGTTCGTATTCTGCTTTCAAAATAACTAAGATACCTCCATTTGTGGCAACAATATTACACCCTTCATAAAATAGGCCTTGTTGTGCAGGACGCAATCTTTCTTTACCGCAGACCTTCGAGTATAAAAACTGTTTTATGCTTTTCTTTATTTTTTCCATTGCTGTAGTTTTTACAAATTATTTGTGTGTGTGGTGCGGGAATCGAACCCGCGGATATGAGATTGATCATGCTGTTTTTTGTAATTTTGAAAGCAAATCACAAACAAATATCTTCCGTTTTTCAGGAACTTACTTCCCGCTACCACACTGTAAGATTATCCTAAGAAATCCTCGTCATCTTCAAAACCCTGCGCAAAATCCACCTCTGCGGCAACACGACCGCCAAGATGTTCTCCGTCTTTAAGCTTCTGAATATTGTTGAGCCCGCACGCGATCCCTCGATTCCCATTAGTATCAAAAGGATAGAAAGTTACACTGGCTCTCCCATAACATCCTGAATAAACTTCCTCCTGGTCGATAATCGGATTTAAATCTTTATCAACTACTCCGGGACGAGTTTTAGCATTTGCATTGATATGGTAGTGTCCTGCATAGGCAGCATCATCCGGACGATCAACATCGCCGTCATTCATAGGAAGTTTAAATTTCGGCGGTAATTTACCCCCGAATTTTGTTTTAGCTATTTCCTTAGCCGCTTCCACCGCTTTGTGGATACGTCCCAGTGTTAGTGTATCTTCTTTAGGAATAAGAAGAGATACCGAGTACTTTTTTTCTCCCTCGCCAATGGCCTGAGGTTCAAAAACATGAAGGTAAGAAAATCTAACCTTGCCTGTAATTACTTTTGTGCTTGTAGCTTCTGTTGCCATGATTCAAAATTTTATTAATTAGAAAAATCAGTTTGTGCGCTTTGTGTGCTATTCCACGCCGGGCGTTTATCCGAGTCGGGAACAAGAGTGGGTTTGCCCTGAGGTTTAATCACAAGGTCCTTAAGAAGAGTCTCAAACTCTTTCTTAGTAATAGCTTTTTCCATAGCTGTGATACCTAAAAGAGACTTGGAGTAGATTATACTTTCCGGATAGCCATTGTCGATCAGTTTTTTTGCCACAACATCTTGGTCTGAATAAATGCGGTTGCTTCGACCTTCAACTAATTTAAAGCCCGCCCAATTTTTACCATTATCAATGGCTTCTTTCAAAGCGAAAGCTTCAACGGAGTTTATCCAAGAAGTAAAGGAATCTGCCTTGCTTAAGATATCCGCAATTTCACCATCGGTAAGCAATGCAGGATCTTCAAAATCGTGTTTGGCGAGTTCCAAATGTTTCTCGACATTAGCTTTACATTGTGCCTTCGCCCGACAGAACCGGCAATGCTCGCCCGGAACAAATTCCCCTGCTCCGTCAAATGCCAGTTTAGCTTTAGGTTTCAATCCCGATGCAGCCCAATTTTGCAAGTCTGCAACCGACATCTCGAAAGAAGAAATGTTATCTAAACGAGGTTGGAAAATTGTCATTCTGACGGTATGGATATCATACATATAATCGTTTTCACACAAAGCACCTAATGCATAAAGCATCATTTGTTTGTTGTCTATGCAGGATACAGATACGCCTTTCCCATATTTTAAGTCGATTATATCTAAAATTCCGTCGGCGATAATAACCGCATCTCCGGTACCATAACCTTCGGGAACATATTCGGTCAGATCAAGCTTGGATTCGATCAGTAATACCGCATCTTTGGTTTTCTTCTTTGCCGCTTCAAAATGCTCAATAACAAAAGCAGCATAGTTCTCAGCATGCTCTTGCATATCCGCATTGTACATAGGATTATCCTGAATCTGTTTCAAAGATTTATTGAAGACAGCTTTCTTGATCTCCTTTACATGGAACCGAATTAACAATTCCCCTAATTCGTGCGCGAGGGATCCCTCTTTTGCTGCTTCTCCTGCCGAGTCCGGAAACTGTTGTTCCAGACGGGCAGAAG